CTTAAAGCAATCTGAGCATAGGGATGTTTTTTCCATACAGCTTTGATTTGTTCTGCAGTTAAAGCTGGTTTATCAGCAAATTTAATCAGTGGTTGTTTACCAGCAATGGGGAGGACACTTAATCCTTTAGCTTGATAAGCCAAAGCGTAATTAACTAAATTTTTCATTTTGACCTCCTAAATAAATAACGGGCATTCCACCCGCTCGGTGTTTAGGTCACTGCCTTAAATAGAATCAATACCAGTTATGGTAATATTCGTCCCATTCCTCTTCGTCTTGAATTTGTTGCTTTCTTTTTGCTTCTAATGCTTTCCGCAGCCCACCCTTAAAAGGGCATCTCATAATCTGTAACTTCCGGAGTTTCCGGTTGTTCTGCTTCATCAAAGTCATAATTACGGTATGGATATTGGGGGTTCTTCTTGTTTGGTCGAACCTTCAAATCCATAATCATGGTCTTTCCTACTGCCGGTGCAAATGCTTTAGCCAAGTTTTCATAAATTAAAGTATCGTCATCCCAAACTTCATCAGGAATTTCAACACCTAGAATTGCTGCTAACTTAGAAACCAATCGTAAATTAGTTTCTAGCATTGGATTAGGATTACCCTTAGAAGTTAATTCATCTAATCCAATTTGTAAGAATTCTTTTTGGCCGGCTGATTCTCCATCGACAACTTCTAATTCAAAGTTAAGCTGTTCAGCATTCCAAGGGGTTTCATGGTTTTCTACTTTTGCAACTACAACAGTATACTTACCGCTTTCCAGTCCCTTAAATTTATTAACCGAATCATTCTTTGGATCAAAACCTTCAGTAGCTTTATTCATTGCATCTCGTAAACTCATAATTCATTAACCTTCCTTTACATTTTGCTTTTTAATTTTGTTAACAATTTCATTCTGTTCTTTTGTAGTGGTCTGCTTGGGTTTGTCAAAGACACCATTTACATGTTCCAGCACTCGCAAAATTGCCGGATCAGTAATATCATCTTTGACATAATGAATTCGCCGATCTTTAACCATCCGGATATAACGGTCACCATAGCGCTTAGTTTCAATTACTAAATCACAATTACCATTAACCACGTTGTAATATTTCTGCTTTAGTGATGGTCGGTCTTCAGTGTGGCCAGAAGATTCATCAGTTAGCATCATTAATCGGCTAATATAAACCGTATTAAGTGGCAAGGCTTTTAGTTCAGTAACAAATGCTTGAAAGACGGTATTAAATTGTGCATATCCCTTGCCGTAAGGAACATCCCCCAGCGTTTCCACTTCATTGTCATAACAGATAGCTTGTTCAATTAATGTGACAACATCATCAATCACATCAATAACCACTGTTTTGTAACCATGTTTTTCAGTACCAAGAGCAAGAATAATCTTGTCTAGTTGATCAATCACTGACTCTTTTAAGCTTCCATCGCTCTTTCGGATATTCTTTAATTGAATACTTGGTGCGGTGTTCATCTCGCTATTACCATCAGTGTTAAGAAATAGTGGACTTGGAAAACGTTCAGCTAGATATGATTTTCCGGACATTGTATCTCCATAGATAAAGTAATTTCTCGGAACTCGCCGTGCTTTCTGTGGTTTATTTGGTGGCAAAATACTCATAATATCAACCTCACTTCTTAATAAATCCACGCTGTTTAGCGTAGTGGTAAGCCCAGCCTGATTTGTAACCTTTTAATTTGGCATAGGCTTGTATTTCTTTTAGATTCTTCAATTCGTTTGGACGCTTGCCAGCAACATTATTCATAATTGCTGACGATTGAATTTTCTTAATAATCGCTAGTCGTGACTTAGTAACTTTTTTAAGTTGAACATTATCAACGACTTCAATTTCTTTTTCTTCTCCTAATGTTGCCCCGCAATAAGGACAAATATCACCTGTCCGATAGAACGATGCAAAACATGTCGGACATACTGAGACAGGTTTAAGCGTTGTCCCCGATTGTTTATTTTTACCATTGCCTTCTAATGTCCATTGCCGTTTATCAGTAGGCAATCCGAATCGCTCAACGTTCCCCACGTGATCGATAATTATTGCAGTCTTACCTTCACGTGGATTCATTGAGCGCATTGCAAATTGTAAATATAACGATAGCGATTGGGTCGGTCGTAGCATAATGACACAATCAACATTTGGTAAGTCTAGGCCCTCTGTAAATAATTCTGCATTAGTTACAATTTGAATTTTTCCTTGGCGATAGTCCTCAATGATTTTATTCCGTTCTTCTTTGGGCGTTTTTCCGGAAACGGCCCTTGCAGTTATCCCATAGCCATTAAATGCATTAGCTAACTTAATTGCACTATCAACGTTATAGGTATAGGCAATTGCTTGCATTCCCTTAGCAAGCTTCAAATAGTGCTTAACCGCATTCCCGTAGATTTTAGGTTTCATTGCTTCTTTGATTGAATCAGTGTCATATTCACCAGTTCGTTTTACTTTTAGCTTGGCAGTATCAATGTAAGAAGGAGCGTAATAATCAACTGGTGCTAAAAAGTGATGCTCAATTAACCAAGGAACTGATTTACCAACGATTAAATCATCAGCAACATCAGTAAAACCCTGTCCGCCTAACCGATAAGGAGTAGCGGTAAACAATAACTTATAAGCCTTCGGAAAAGTATCAAGAATTCTGCGATATGATTTAGCCAGAACATGATGGGCCTCATCAACAAAGATTATCGCCGGTAGGTCTAGATTATTAACGTGTCGGGTAATCGTTTGAACCATGCCGATTTTAGCTAAATCCATATTTACATCATTAGCTTCAAACGTCTTGATAACCTGCTGGACAATTTCTTGCCGATGAACCACGAATAAGATACGGTTGCCCTTTGCCGTTGCTCGTCTAGCAATTTCAGCCATGATAACTGTCTTCCCCGTTCGTGGCGGTTGTTGAACCATGACGGAACGGTGACCAGCACTTATAGAATTCATGATGTTATCAATCGTTTCTTGCTGATAATCACGGAGTTCAAACATTATTTAATCACCGTATTACGGTTAGCTTTTAAGTGTGCTCCTGGTACTTCTTCTCCAGCTTTGAGTGCTTGGTAAATGGCCTGCTTGTCTGGCTTAGTAGTCGTCTCAGTGATTTTGAACTTATCCGGAAGTTTCTTATCACTATCGATAATGGTTGAGGCCTTGAAGTTCCGAGCACTAAGCAAGTGATTTTCAGTAGCTATTTTCTTAATACCGGCATCATCAAGAACATCAGTAATATATTTCTTGATCCAAGTAAGTTTATTTTTTCGGTAAGTAATTTCTTCTTCCCATGACTTCTTTTTGTCAGTCATAAAATCAATTTCTGACTTCAATTGATCCGCCCATGAGGCAAGATTGTCCAACTTGGTATTCCGATCATCCTTAATTGATTCCAATGTATCCTTTAGAATAGTTGGATCTAAGTCATCCCGGCTATCAAGTGTTTTATAATTGTCGTTTAATTCAAATAAATTCATTAGTCTTTACCTCCTAAAAGAATCGGTGCCAAAATGTCTGCTATTGGATCACTAGTTAAATGTGGGATCCCAAACTTAACCAATGATGTTGCCTGTGGGAAATTCTCAAGAGCAGTTAACATCATACCGGCCATTGCGCCCTGATCCGCGTCATTTAAGACAAGCACCCGTTCAACGTTTGAGTTCTTCGCGTTAGCAGCTAGGACTACTACATTTTCATAGTCAGGGCCTAAAATCTTCTTAATCTGTTGTTTCTTCTCTTCATTAGTCATTATCTTTACCTCCATAAATTCTATTTAGAAATTCCTCAAACGTTTTTTTGAATAATTCTGGATGATAGGTTAAGCTAGCAACGATCATCTTTGTCAAAATATCAATATCTCCAGAGATCCTGCCATCAAATTTATTTGGATCGTTTGAATTGGTTACAAGGTTGATTTCAGCTTTCTTCATTGCTTCCACCTCCGTAAACATTCTTAGTTTCAGTAGCCAGACGTTCTGCTGCAATTCTTAACATAGTTGCCGCATTCTCCATTTTGATGGCCATTGCCATTCGTTCTTCGGGAGTAGCAGCACTTTGATAGCGAACTGCCAAATTCGATACAAATACACAATTATCGCCAACCCTGGCATTTAACTTTGATAAATTAAACTCATTCATATATAATTACCTCGTAAAGTATTTATTTATCGGTACGACTGTTTGCGGCGGTCGTACCTTTTTTATTTAGTGGATCAAGAACCACTAGCAGAAGATAAAATGCTAGGATCGTCATCGCTCCATCATAAGAGCCAATCATTGAACAATACATGATCCAAGCGCCAACGATTAGCGCAATTAACTTACTCATTAAACTACCATCCTTTCATTTGCTATACTTTGATTAACTCAGTACAAAAGGAAAATCATTATGCGTAAAATTTTTAAGTTTTTAATCAAATTTAATTACTATAGTAAGAAACTAACCGACTTTATGGTTTGTATCTTCTGCCTCATCTGTTTTACTTATTTAGCTCTACATATTACATATGCTGCTAATCCAGATGCTGTAATTTTTGAATTCCAAAAACTCAGAATATTTGATTGCTTAATTACTATTCTTTTTCTAACTGGCTTCTTTTCTTTTCCATTGTTTATCCTTGGCTGGCTTACAGAAACTTTAGGATTTCAAATAAGCGAAAAATACTTGGATGATCTTTCAAAAATAGCAATTATTCTTTCTACTATTACTGGGTTATTAATAACTCAGACCAAAGAACAATTTGAATTTACAGCTACTTTCATTTCATTCGTTCTTATTTTTATGGCTTTTTTTCCAAAAGAAATCTTCAATTTGCCTTCTGATGTAATTCAAAAATTGATACAAAAGCGGCATTACAACAAAGATAAAAAACAACAAAAGAAATAAATTTACCAAGGCTCATATCATCTCCTTTCAATGCTTCTTCCGATACTTCTCTTTCAGTAGCAATGGTTTATTCCGCTCATACAATAAGCTGTACACCAATGCATATAACAAACACATTGCAATAATTAATATTGGTAATCCGATTAACAACGCCACTTAACCACCTCCTAACGTGGCAAGGATTGGTTCCAATCAATATCTGCTTGATGAGACA